CAATCAATTAATGATGGATAACTATCATGCTGTTCCATATATGGGACAATCAAAAGACGATACTATCAAAGGACATATGATGAACAGAGCAGCTTTAAATGAACAGGGTATTATATACACAAAGTGATTGAATTAGAACAACATATTAAAGATAAAATCAACAACCACACGTATGTAGTTGATCAAAAGCTTATAGATCATTTATCAGCCGAATATAAAAAAGGAACCTATTCCAAAAGAGAAAATGTAGATGCTATTGCAATGGAAGAAACTATGAAATGGAAGGGCATAGCAAAACAAGATAAGCCTGTGCCTGGTGAAGCTTATGCTTGGAGGCATGATGATATGATTGAAGTCTTTTCACCAAATATTTATTACATTGATTATAAAAGAAAAGGACATCAATATAAAAATATTTCACTTACAAAAAAACATCAAATGATTGAATCTTATAATATAAATCAATTAACTCATATCGTTGCTTATAAAACTAACATCGATATTATTACACCTAATGAAATAGGCAAAACTTTAACATTTAAATACTTAGGAATATGGACAGTAAAACAAGCTTGGAACGAATCGAGCGCGCCAGTTGAAACATATAGATTATTAAATGTTGAATAAACTTGTTTACATTTGCTCAAAAGTATGGTATAATAGATATATTAAATAAATTATGGAGACATTATGAAAGAAAGCCTAAGAGTCCTGCAAGAATGCGCAGAACTACAAACTAAAAAATCACAAGACTATCAAAGCTCTGAATCTACAGTCGTTCAAGCAATGCACTATAGACGCGGCATTGATACTATTCATGATATCATTCTTGGTAAAATGATGCGAGCAACATCCTTGCTTGAATCAACTGATGAACCAAACTTCGAAAGCATTGAAGATACGTATAAAGACATGATTAACTATTGTTCTTTTGCAGTTGCTTATGCTCGTGGTAAAATGGAAGGCCAAGATCCAAAGAGAGATATGTTTAACAATAGGATTCAAAATGCAGACGACTAAAGATATCGCAGAGATATTTGTTAATGCTCTTGAATCAAAACAGTTTACAACAGATAAAACTGGATGTAAGACTGTAGAAATTATAGGTGCGTCATTTCTTGCTGATAAACCAGCTATCTTTGGTACTCCAAACAAAGAATATATTAAAGCCGAACTTGATTGGTATCAATCTGAGTCAACTAACATTAATGAAATCTATTCTGATGATAGAGAACCACCAAAAGCTTGGCAATCAACAGCAAATAAATATGGTGAAATCAATTCTAATTATGGTCATCTCATTTATAGTCCAAAATTTCATTGTCAATATCAACAAGTATTAAATGAACTTACATACAACATGGATTCAAGACGAGCCACTATGGTCTATCAAAGACCAAGTATCTGGTTTGAATTCGATGAGAATGGTAAAAATGATTTTATCTGTACTAATGCCGTAACCTATTATATTAGAAATAGAGAACTACATTGTGTAGTTCAAATGAGATCTAATGATGTAGTGTTTGGTTATAAAAACGATTATGCTTGGCAAAAACAAGTACTCGTTAACTTAGCAGCAGATCTTAATAAAGAAAAAGTACTTGGTCATATTGGCTTAGGTGACATTCACTGGCAAGTACAAAACTTACACGTATATGAAAGACACTTTGACCTTATCAAGTAATTGGGATACGAGATATCTCGCTTTAGCATGGCACTTTGGCACATGGTCAAAAGATCCAAGCCGACAAATTGGTGCAGTTGCTATTGGAGAAAATGGAGAAATAATAGCTCAAGGCTATAATGGTTTTCCACGAGGTATTGAAGATACTGAAGAAAGATATAATGACAGAGAAGAAAAATACAAATACGTCGTACATGCAGAAATGAATTGCATTTATAACGCAGCAGCAAACGGAGTATCGTTAAAAGACTCGACAGTCTATGTGCATGGATTACCAACTTGTAGCGAATGTGCAAAAGGTCTTATCCAAGTCGGTGTCAAAAGAGTCATGGCTTTCTCTCAAGATACTCCAGATCGTTGGAATAAAAGCGATACATTAACAGAACAATTATTTGAAGAAGCAGGTATAGAATATGAGTCAATCAAAGTTTGACGCAAAAGAATTAGAGAATTCAAAACGTATATTTAAGAGCGCGACTCCTAAGTATACAATTGATTGGTATATAAAATGGATAGCTTCGGCTATTCTTTTAATAGCAATGGCAACAAGATCAAATTCTGATCTTGCAATTTATGACCAAACATTTTCCTTAATTGGAACGTTTGGTTGGTTAATAGTAGCTCTTATCTGGAAAGATAGAGCATTGATAATTTTAAACACAGCAGCAGTCATTATCCTCGGAAGTGGTCTGATAAGTGTTATAACTAATAGTATATAGTGAGCTACTCTGGGTCTCCCAGCCAAATTTCTCACTCAAATAAACTGATATAAACAAGGAGAAAAATAATTATGTCAAAAATCAAAGCAGGCATCATAGGTGTCGGATCATGCGCGAAGTCTCTCGTAGAGGGAATTCAATATTATAACGAAAATCCAGAAGACAAAATAGGTCTTATGTACGAAGATATCGGAGGATATAGTGTCCACGATATAGAATTTGTAATTGGATTTGATATCGATAAAAGAAAAGTCAACAAGAAATTGGCAAAAGCTTTAAGAGCTCAGCCTAATTGTGCTATGGATCATGTCGAAAAAATAAGTACTGATAGTAATACATCATGTGTAACAAAGGATGCATTGGTATATTCAGCTCCAGAAATGGACGGGATAGCACCACATATGCATGACTATCCAGATGAAGTTACATTTGTAAATGGAGCTGTTCCAGCTGAATCATTCGATAGAACAGTTGAATTATTACAGTATCATCAAGTAGATGTACTTATTAATTACTTACCAGTAGGATCAGAAGAAGCATCAAGATACTGGATTGATGTTGCACTTGCAGCAGGAGTTCATTTTGTAAATTGTATACCTACATTGATATCAACAGAAGATGCAACTGAAACTGAGCAAAGATTTATCGATGCTGGGTTATCCTTTATTGGTTCTGATATGAGATCAGCTTGGGGAGCTTCAAGAATGTCTGAAGTCTTACAAGGAGCTATGTTAGATTCTGGTCTTATGATTACTCAACATATTCAAATGAATATGGCTGCAGGATCTACTCAAGGACAGGAGCATATAAGAACAGGAAGAACAGCAAACACTGACTTCTTAAATATGGCTAAGCAATATAGATTAAAGAACAAACATATCTCAAAAGAAAACGTCCTTAAAGGACAGAATATTGTAAGAGATGAGTCGACAGCAGGTATGACTTTATTTGCTGGTCCATCTCTTACCGTTCAACAAAAACCAGGTGGCGACTATATATCATCTGATAATAAAATAGCAAACTTTGATATGATTGCTTATGGATTTGCTGGAGCAAGATATGAATTGTCAGCAAGACTTTCAGTTCAAGACTCTCCAAACTCTGGTGGAGTTGTAGTCTCAGCAATTAGATTTTGTAAGGTAGCTTCAGAGATGGGTATTGTAGGTTATTTAAGAGGACCTTCTGCGTGGACTCAAAAGACTCCTCCAGTACAACTTAAAACTGAAGATGCTAAATTTGAATGTGACGCCTTAGCGAGAAGAGTCATTACAGACATGACTAAACCTCAGCTCAAAGAAAATAGACCTAAAGCAAAAGACTTGCTTTTTACATTTCAAGATTCAGTAAACGATTATGAAAGTAAATAGTTTCGATATTGATGGTGTAATCTATTTTGGCGAAGACGTCACCGGCGTAAGACCCTGTGAAAATGATATTATTATCACAGGGCGGCCTTACCATGATAGAGAAGAAACAGAAAAAATGCTACATTCAAGAGGCATATATAATACTGTATATATGAATCCACTTGATCGTCATGATAATCCAATCTATGGTAGAAAAGCTTCTGGCATCTTTAAAGGTCAAATGATTAACATGTTAAAAGATCTTGGTGTAGAAGTACAAATGCATTTTGAAGATGATCCTATCCAAATAAAAGAAATTGAAAAGAGATGTCCAAACGTCTCAATAGTACATTGTAAAAGAGATAACGAGGAACGTGTCAAGTATTAAATATAATTACGATTGGTGGAACTATGATAAAGAACTCATGAAAGAGTTCAATTGGTTCTTATATAAAGTCAATCAAAGATCAGGTATTCAACTTGGTTATATAGATGAAACATATGAAGCCGTTAATCGTCACGGAGATAATGATTTTGGTCTTGGAGAAGACGTAGAATATTTTCATCCAACAATTACACTTGATGATCGTATGAGATTCATTGGCCAAGAGATTGCAAGTTTAGATACTTCAATTATGAATATTGTTGGCAATACTTTTATATCTCATTTCTATGGAGGAAGAGGAGTTCACTTCTTAGCTTCAGGAGAAGATAATGTATTTGTTGACTTTGATAGATTTGCAGACGAAGATAAAGATTATATACAATCAATAAGACAGAATTTAGATAAAGCAATTGCAAATAAACAGCCAATATGGGGAACAACAGAACTTCATACTTCAATTCAAACAGCTGCAAGAAATCATTGTCGACAAAAATATAACGATCCAGATAGAAAGTTTCATCCAGTTGATGTATGCGAATGGGTATCTTCATTTAGAGATACTGGATTCTTAGAACGTATGCAACTTTGTGATCATATGTCAGAGATATATAATCTTCTGAGAGAACAACCTGGNATAGGACATTATTATGGATTTCATGGAGCTGCTTCATCATCGGTATTACCACAAATGAAGTATCATCATGATCAAAGATTTGTAGCACCAGGACCAGGAGCAGTCTATACAATAGAACTTATGTGGCCAGATGCTCCAAAGAAACTATATGATGAAGCAATTTATTTTATGAGAGAAAATGCAGATGAGATTGGACTTACAAAAGATGTGGTCTTTCATCCTGAAGCATTCAATATCAATAAGAAAGATGGAACTAAATTGTTTCAATACGAACAAGATTCTCTTAAATACTATGGAACAGAAGTTCTATCATGTCAGTTTGGAGTATACCTACAAATAAGAGAAGATGAAAAAGCTTGCGCGCGTAGACGCGTAGCACGTGTACAGAAAACTAATACATTGACGGAGTTTTTTGAATGAAAAATATAATTAACTGTCCATTTATTCCAATAGCCAAGAGACCAGGTTCTCATAGAGGAGCTGCTGGAGTAATGTATGGAGATATGATAAAGGAGAAATATGGAAATTGCGATGTTAACTACGGTGGAGAGATTGAAGACCATAATGTTTATGATAATCTTTGGGTTTATCATGGTACTGACTGGTCTGGTGGAATTAATATGTTTGGTGGTGTATACGGTTTTCCGTATGTTAAAAACACTGTTAATTTTTCTCAGTTCAAAGGTAGGGTCTTTTCCATTGGAATCGACTTCCCGCCGTACCACGAAATGGTTAAATCAAAACTTGACTCGGCTAAAAAAGAAGTTCAACCAGAATGGCATGATGTAGACTTAGACAATCTTGAAAGAATGTATAATCAAGCAGTGAGAATAGACTATCCNAATCCTACACGTAAAGTAGTAATAGGAGATAGTCATTCAATTTGTATGTATCGTCCAGGTTGGACTGTTAATAGNGTTCCATTTAAAACTTTGAATGGAGCAATCAATGATGGATTTGATACTTTTATACCACATGAATACGATGAGNTAGAATGTTANTTTGGTAATATCGATGTTCGTCATCATGCAATACGATTAGAACAAAAGGTTGAAGATTTAGCAGATAGATATATTGAAGAAGCAAGTAAGTATAAAGCTAAGATTTATGAGTTGCTTCCAATTGAAGATGTCAGTAGACGAATACCACAATCAGGCTTCTATAAAGGACAGCCATTTTATGGTTCGTGGAAAGAAAGAAACGATTGGAGAAATCAATTCAACGACTATATTGAAAAAGAATATGGTATCATAAGATGGACAAAATATCTATATAATGATGAAGGCAAACTCGATTTTAAATATATGGAGAAGCCGCAATCAATACATTTATCAAGAGAGTTCTATCCATATTGGAATGGAATGGAACCACAAGGATTAGAGGAATTTTTCGGATGAGTTATGCAAGCATAGTACCACTTATAGGTGGAGAAACAATAGCAATGGAGAATGTCTTTGGAGAAAAGCCAAAGTATTTCTTAACGTTTGATGGGTTTCAAGCAAATGAATCTCACATAAACAATTATTATAACCATAAGGTCCCATATTTGAACCTCTCAGAGGGAGCGAGTTACACAGAAAAAGTTGATGTGATTAATACTGTATGCCCATGTGCAGGGCTGAGCTCACTTAGTCCATCTGCTTCAAGTAATAATCCTATGAACGAATGGATGTATAAGTCTGCCGAATATGTACTTGGTGAGGTTCAACCAAAGGTTTTTTGGGGAGAGAATGCTCCTAGGTTAGCAAGTAAGATGGGAGAACCAGTAGTTCGAAGATTAAGAAAGATTGGAGAAGAACATGGTTATACATTTAGTATCTTTAAAACAAAATCAATTCTACATGGATTAAGTCAAGTAAGAGATCGTACATTTTATTTCTTTTGGAAAGGAGATCAAGTACCGCTCTTTGATTATGTATTAGAAAGACCAACTATGATTGCTGATGATATAAGAGAAGTTAAAAGATGCGATGATGATCCTATGAGTCAAATACTTTGTAATGATAAGATTCCATCTGAAGAACCATATTATAAGTATGTACTTGAAGAATTAGAAGGTGGTATATCTCATAGTGAATTTCAAAACAAAATAGAAAAGACAACTAACCCTATGGATTACATAGAAGAAAGAACAACTTACAAAGAAGTTGCTAAATGGATGAGAGCAAACGGTTTTGAGAATGTAGCAAAGAAATGTGATAGACAATATCATAAACTAAAAGCTGGTGGTAATATCATGAGAAAGACAACAGAGATTCCTAAAGATAAAATAGGAGCTTTTGTCGGTCATATGCCAACATGCTTAACTCATCCTGATGAAGATAGATACTTAACAGTACGAGAAGCTTTATCACTTATGAAGTTACCATTTGACTTTATATTGCTTGATGCAAAAAGATCGTTAAACCACATATGCCAAAATGTACCAGTCACAACAGCAGAACATCCTGCTCGAATGGTAAAGGAATATTTAAATAATAACCTTGAGTTAATAGACACTCAGTTCTTAGTACAAGATAACAAAAAAAGAACCTATGAATATGAAAAAAACAGTTTACAACTCACTGATTTTATGGTATAATATATACAATGAAAAATAAAAAACGGAGAATATATGCCCAGTATTGATTTAAGGCCAAGGCCTAATCGAAACCCACGTGACAAACGTCCTCAAAAGGAAATGCCCTTTGACGTTGGTCTTAGAAAATTTAAAAAAGCCTGTGAGAAAGCAGGTATCGTACAAGAAGTACGTGAACGCCAGTATTATGAAAAGCCAGCTCAGCGAAAGCAACGCAAAAAAGCTGAAGCTATTAGTAGGACTCGCAAATTACAACGTATGCAAGATGCATTTAACAGGCCATTAAAGGCTAGGAGAAGATAATATGTCTATAATGGATAAATTAAAAAAGAATAGTAAAGTAAAAGAAACGGCTATACTATCTAAGTCGATTCTTTTCGCAGAAAAGGATGTGATTACAACAGAAGTACCAATGGTTAATGTTGCATTGTCAGGCGATATCGATGGTGGCCTTACATCAGGACTTACAGTTCTGGCTGGTCCATCTAAACATTTTAAAACTTCATTTGCTTTGCTGATGGGAGCAGCCTATTTAAAGCAACATGAAGATGCAGTAATGCTCTTTTATGATTCAGAGTTTGGGTCACCTCAATCTTATTTTGAATCATTTGGTATTGATACATCAAGAGTATTACATACACCAATCACAGATGTCGAACAATTAAAGTTTGACTTAGTGGGCCAACTCGAAAATATCGAAAGAGGCGACAAGGTAATTGTTGTTATTGATTCTATTGGTAACCTTGCCTCTAAGAAAGAGTTGGAAGACGCTCTTAATGAAAAATCCGTAGCGGATATGACAAGAGCTAAAGCATTAAAGGGACTGTTCAGAATGGTTACTCCTTATCTTACTATGAAGAACATCCCTTTACTTGCTGTTAACCACACGTATCAAGAGATTGGATTGTTTCCTAAAGCAGTTGTTTCAGGTGGTACAGGTATCTATTACTCAGCTGATAACATCTGGATTATTGGAAGACAACAAGATAAAAAAGGTACAGAGATTCAAGGGTATCACTTTGTTATCAATGTAGAAAAATCTAGGTTTGTAAAAGAAAAATCTAAAGTACCAATCTCAGTATCATGGGAAGGTGGTATCGAACAGTATAGTGGACTCTTAACAGTTGCTCTTGCAGGTGGCTATGTAACTAAGCCAAATGTAGGTTGGTATGCTGCCGTTGATATGAAGACAGGTGAAATACTCGAGCCAAAAGTAAGAGAAAAAGATACTCTTAAGAAAAAGTTCTGGGAGCCAATCTTTAAAAACACTGACTTTAAAGAATTTGTTAAAACATATTATTCAATTGGACATAGACCAATGATTGATATTGATTTAGATATTGATATACAAGAATAATGTATAACGTAAGCGAAAAAGACTACTCAATTGTAGAGAATGAGAATAGTCCACTCAGTGGAGTTCTTCTTAAAACTGGAACATGGAAAGGTGTTATGGTAGTTTATGGACAAGTTGGTATTAAAGAAGATCCTAACTTAGATATGGCTACACTGAGTTTTAATTATACAGTACAAGATCCTGGAGATTTTAGTGTAGATGAACTCGATCAAGATGAATCATTCAAAAATTATCTTGGCGCGATACTGCAATATATAATAACGGATTCTTTGGAATACGCTAAAGAAAATAATTTATCAACAATAGGAATTGCTAATGACGAATCAACTACCGACTCACATACTGAATCATCTTCTTAATAACGAAGATTATTGTAGACGAGTAGTACCATATTTAAAAAATGAATATTTTGAAGGTACACATAAAACGGTATTCGATCTTATTGTCAACTTTGTAAGTAAACACAATAAATTACCAACATCAAAAATCTTAGAGCTTGAACTTAAAAAGATCAATGCTCCTGAAGATGTATTAAATAATGCATCAAGATTGGTAAATGAAATTGCTGAAAAATCAGATATTGATACAGAGTATCTACTTGATGAATCAGAAAAGTGGTGCAAAGAGAGAGCTGTCTATAATGCTATCATGGATTCTATACAAATCATTGATGGTAAAGACAAAGAACGAAGTGAAGGTGCTATACCTGAAATACTTTCGGAAGCTCTTGGAGTATCATTTGATGAAGCAATTGGTCATGATTATATTGATAACTCAGACGAAAGGTTTGAATTTTATAATAGAAAAGAAGATCGCATACCATTTGATTTAGATTATTTTAATAAAATAACAAAAGGTGGTCTACCTAATAAGACACTTAATATTGCCTTAGCCGGAACTGGCGTAGGTAAGTCATTGTTCATGTGTCATTGTGCAGCATCAGTTCTTAATCAAGGAAAGAATGTTTTGTACATTACAATGGAAATGGCTGAAGAACGTATCGCTGAAAGAATCGATGCTAACTTAATGAATTTGCCAATTGAATCTCTTGGATCATTATCTAAACATGTATTCGATGATAAGATTGGTAAGATAGCAAAAGCATCAGTAGGTAAACTTATTGTAAAAGAATATCCTACTGGCTCAGCTCACACAGGCCATTTCAGAGCTTTACTTAATGAGTTACGACTCAAAAAGAACTTTAGTCCTGATATGGTCTATATTGACTATTTAAATATTTGTGCCTCAAGTCGCATGCGTGGCATGGGTGGAAGTATAAATAGTTATACCTATATTAAAGCCATCGCGGAAGAACTTCGTGGACTGGCTGTGGAATTCAATGTACCTATAGTATCGGCAACTCAGACTACAAGGTCTGGTTTCAGTAATACTGACGTCGGTCTAGAGGATACATCTGAATCATTTGGTTTACCTGCAACGGCGGATCTTATGTTTGCTCTTATTTCAACAGAGGAACTTGAAGAACTTGGCCAATTAATGGTAAAGCAATTGAAAAATCGTTATAACGATCCAACCAAATATAAGAGATTTGTAGTTGGTGTAGATCGTTCCCGCATGAAGCTATATGATGTAGAGGAGTCGGCTCAATCAGATATTATGTCTGACATGATACCAGATAAGCCGATAAACAAGTTTGGTGAACGAGAAAGTAATGACTCGTTTGCTGACTTTAAAGTATAAAGGAGAAATATATGAATATGTTAAATAACGCAAAAGCATGGTTAATGGAAAGATGGTCAGAAAGAACATCTTGGGACGGTGGTATGATCATCGGACTATCATTATCCTACCTACTCTTAGGTGGCTTAGTCGACTTATTAGCTTGGGTAGCCCTTGCTTACGGTATTTACACTTTTATTGCAAAAGAAGTATAATAACCTTTCATAATGACAATTCGTGGGGGAGTTTCATACTCCCCTTTTTTAAGATCAACACTTTTCTGTCAACTATTTTCAATTATTTTCACAAAAACAGTTTACAACTACTCCCAACTATGGTATAATATAACTATAAATTGATAAGGAGATAATATGTCAAATTTACAAAATGAAATGGTCAAAGAGCAAATCTTGGCTGATGTCTTAGAAATGAATACTTCATGTATTCTTAGAGAGCTTGATGGCGGTAAAATGCTACCAGGTATGTGTGAATCTTTCGATATGAGAGTTGCTATGACTGATAGAGATGTTGTGGTTAACAGATTGGTCGAAAAAAGATTTGAAGAAATGGAGGTGCTACATGGTTAATGGTTTAATAGGTACACATCTTGCTACAGGTCAAACTGTAGAGATTGAATTAGATCTTGTTGAATTGGCTCTTGCTAAATCAACTCAAGACGAAGATTGGAATCTACTTAATGATTCTATTAGATTCAAAAATGGTTTTGGTATCATTGGTGAAGTCGAACTTGACTTCATTATAGAAAATGGTGCAAGGAGGATATTTCACTAATGAGAGGCTCACAAAATTATGTAATGACTGCACACACAAAAAGTGCAGGTGATATGCTTGAACTTGAAACAGTTCGTAAAGTAGTTAAAGTTATTAATCAAGAAAATTCTTACAAAGAATCATTAACTCAATATAGATTTGATAATGGTTATTCTGTAACACAACCAACAAAGCTTCCAAGATATTATGTCAAATGTCAAGGACGTGGACCAAGAACAAAATATGCAAGAGCTGAAGGAAGGCATCCTAGAGCATATGACAGATCAATACCTTTATCAATAGCGGAGANAATGGATGTATATGTATACCAAAGATGATGTTTCTTTTAAAGTAATTGCTACTGAAAATGAAGAAGTCAAAGCTGATTATATTTTTGATCAGCTTAAAGATGCAATTATATTTGAAGAGCAAATGCGAAAAAAAGGTTTTGATACACATGTAGAACGAATACTTCTTTAATGGAGTACTTTATTCTTGGCTGTATTATATCAATTGCAGCATATCAAGCATTTCAAATTGGCATTCGTGAAGGTGCTGAAAGAACAATCCGAAAGCTTCACGAAAAAAAGATTATCAGCGTAGACAGGGGCGGAGAAATTTCGCCCAATATGTTTTATAAAAAAGATAAAGTTTAAAAAGTTATAAATAGATATTTACAAATACTTTAAAGTAAGGTATAATAACTCTATGAAAAATTTTAAAGACTTTAAAACAATAACAGAAGCAGTAAAACTGACTCCTGCAGAGTTAAATAAACCTAATAGTATTACAAAAGAACCACGTATTGATATTCTTATAAGATTAATACAACAAAATAAACCAATTGAACTCGCAAAAGGTGGATCTGTTACAGTTGAAAGTACTCCAGAATTAATACAACTTTTAAAAGATTTTAAAAACAACGATTCAAGTAAAAAAGCAGCAATACCATTTATGGGAATTGATGGCAAAAATTACACAACATCTGATCTTGGAAAATCATCAGTATTTGGAGGAGGCGGCGGATCAGGTGGTGGTTCACTTAATACTAAAATTACAGAATCACATCAATGTGTTATGTGTCAAGCCATGTTAGATCATGGAATGCATGATGAAGAATTCTTTACACCTGAAATATTAACAGCAGCATATAAAAAAGTATTTGTTGACGCTAAATTAGATGAAGTATTAAGTGTTGAAGGAGATTGGTTTAGTTCTTCGCATTTATCAGCATATGAATTAATTAAGAGAAAATATATTCATAGAAATATGACATTTCATAGAAACGATAAAAAAATGAATATGATTTATGCACTAAAAAATCTTGCTTATAAAAATTCAGATTTACCAGCACTTAAAGATGATAAATGGAACCCAGGTGACATATGGGCTATTGATAAAAGTTTTAATATGAAAGTTTTAAAAGTTGATAGTATCAAATCATTAAATGAATCTCTCTTAGAAGCTTTTGCAAATAGAACATTAATGGGTATATCATTAAAGCTTGTAAAGAAAACAGCAAAGATTGCTGAATATAATGTTAAACTACCGCCTGATACAGATGATCATAAGCTTACTAAAATACTTTTTCAAGGAGAAAAAAGAGGAGACTTCTGGTCAAATAAAGGAGCAACAGTATTTTATGATGATGGAAAAATGGCGCTTAAAGATAACTCACCAGGTTCAAATGTAAAAGCTGAAATTGTTCTTAAAACTGCAAGAGGTGGTGGAGCAAGTTGGGGTGTAATGCAAGATGCCACACAGCAAGTATTTAGAAAAAAATTACCAAATCATAAATCAGGTATCTATGCAATTGCTAAAAAAATAGCAACTAAAAAAGACAAAAAGGGAATTGGTATATTTTGGACTTTATATAATCATTTTTATAAGAATGATACTTATGAAGATTTTGAAAAAAATCTACTGAGTAAAGATACAAACTGGATTTCATCTAAGCTTGGTTGTCTATATGTATGCTATTATGTTTCAATAAATACTGGACCTAAAGCAAATAGATGGATAACTAAAATTGTAAATTATGCTGGATCTAAAGCAGAAGATTCCAGTGCATACGTAAAGGTTTATACATGATATCATTAACTAATTACTTAACAGAGGCCGCTGGCAAGAATACTCATATGACTCATATTGAGGATCTTGTTCTTGACGGTGGAGTTAAGGGAGCTCGCCAAGCTATCCTAGCGCTAAGATCACTGAGGGATATGTTGAGCGGTAACACCAAAGCACCTGTAGATGTTACTGTCAAGTGGGACGGAGCTCCCGCCTTATTCGCTGGAGAAGATCCAAGAGATGGACAATTCTTTGTAGCAAAAAAAGGTATCTTTAATGCTGATCCTAAAGTATATAAGAATCATGCAGATATAGATGCTGATACATCAGGTGATCTTAATAAAAAACTTAAATTGGCTTTTGATAACTTAAAAGGTCTTGGCATCAAAGATGTAATACAAGGCGACTTTATGTTTGATTCAAGCGATTTAAAAACGGAGACAATTGGTGGAGTTAAACATATTACTTTCCATCCTAATACTATCCTTTATGCTATACCTACAGGTACGCCCTTAGCAAAACAAATAGCA